ATCCAATAGTTGGTACACCTGCTGAACACTTATAAGCTTTTAATCTTACACCCTCAAATAACTTAATTAAGTCTTTGCCCTCTTCTGATATTTTCATTTAACTACAAATAATGTTAATAAACCAACACTTACTAAATGTGCTATCTTACCTATCTTTTTTCTTTTGTGAATGTCTTTATTCAAGTCTATAATACTATCTTTCAGTTTATCATTTACCTTGTTCTGAACGTCTATAATAGTATCTAATTGTCCTATTAAAGTGTCTTGCCATTTAATGGTGTAATCTTGCTGGGTAATTACCGAATCTTGAAAAGCTATTATTTTAACTGTATTGTTGTTTTCTTTAGCTATTATTACACTATCTCTATAAATTACAATAGTGTCTTTAAAACGTCTTATTTTAGTCTTAAATATTACTGTATCTTTATATAAGGTGTCTAGTCTTTTCTCTAGCTTAGTAATATACCTTACTTCAGTTGGTAGTGATGGCTGTTTATGTAGAATCAACCAAGCTACAACTAACAACAACAAACCTATTAATATACGTTCTAACTTCATTTCTTTAACTTTTGACTAATTGAATCAGTTAATTTAGTACCTAATGCAACACCTACCATAGTAACAAAAACATCATATCTAAAACCCTCTTTATATAGGTCATAAATAACCATATAGATAACAAGTAACCAAGCTGAAAACATTGTTAAAGAAGTACGAGAATAACGTAACTTGTCGCTCTCGTATTTCATTAAAGTATCTTCAACTAACTTTTTTAAGATGCCTTTCACTTTTTAATATCTTTGAAAAGTTGAACAAATGCTTCAGCGTTTGCTTTCATAGTTCTTTCAGCGTGTCTAATTGCTCTAGATAGTTCTTCAAACTGTTTGTTAAATTGCTCGAATTTTAAATCCATGATACGCTCTAAATTATCTATCTCTGAAGGCATCTTTTCATTTAGGTTTTCTATCTTACCTTCTAGCTTCATAGTCCTATCAGATAGTTTCCAGTGTTCTTTCTCTAAAGACTTGTACCTAGAATAAACATCTCTAAGAAAGTAGCCTACTACACCTAATAATGCTGTTACTATGTATTGGTAAGTTTCCATTAAATTTCTTCTTCTGTCCAGTTTGCACCCTCGCAAATAGTTAACATTTCTTCTCTTGTGTAAGTTGTAAAAGTATCTCCCTCAACAATAAAGAACTGCCCATCTATTGAACGTCTTACCGTGTCTTTATTTTGTAAACCTGAACATTGTGAATAATCAAATGTATCTATCTCGCTTATTGGTCTAATGTCGTATCCCATTTTTTATTTATATTTAATTATGTGTATTGTTTTCCTGCACCTGAGTTATATAGTTCTGTTACTTCTGATGCTGTTAGTTCTCTATTCCAAATACCAACCTCATCAATAATACCGTTAAAAAAGTGAACACCACCTGTATAACTATTAACCCCTATTTTAGCACTTTCAGTATTGATTATTGAAGTTGCTCCAGCACCAGTGATATTTCTTGTTAATGATTGCATTACACCATCAACATATATTTTACAAGATGTAGCAGTATTCAAACCATCATATGTAACTGTTATCATATGTATATTCAAATCTACTAATTGATTAGTAGTTATATATTCAGATAGGTTTGAAAGACTATCCAATAAAGTTAATTGAATTTTACCGTTAATATTATTATCAAATCTAATATGGTAACCTTGCAAAGTAGTGGAATCAACTTTTGAAAATAGTGTTGAAAAATTACTACCACTTACTCTATCTACCCAAAAACTAAAACTAAAAGCATTATTAACATCAAAAGAAAAGTTATTACCTAAATCAATATAATCATTTACACCATCAAAGCTAAAACCCTGATTAATTATTCCAGTTCCATAAGTAGTACCGTTGACTAATGTGCCGTTATAGTTTCCTAAAGCATCGTTAGGTGTATTGTCTGCTGTGTAGTAAGCTAGTAAGTCATTCCATAAAGGATTACCACTAGCTTGTAATATATAAGGATTAATTAAAAACATATTACGCTCTATTACCTATTAATGTAACTTTTAAACCTGCTTCAGTTGCACCTCCTGAAATAGCATCAATATCAATAGTTATCTCTGCATCATCTGCTAATGCTGAATCACTTATTACTGCTGCTGTCGCTGCTGTTGTACTTGTTTTTTCTGTTGCATCAATAGTCAACAAAGTAGATAAAATAGAAGTACCTCCCTCGTTAATATCTATTGTAGTAGTTCCTGAAGTTGTTCCTGCTGTTGTTAATGATGCCCTAACCTCCGTTACTGTCATAGCAAAAGGCATTCTGAAAGTTAACTTTGCTGTTCCTGTTGTTAATGCTGTTGTTTCATCACTTACTGCTACTTGAATAACCTCTTGCATTACTTCAGCACCTGTTACATATTTTGAATCGTATGTACTACCATTGTAATCTGATACTATTAGTAAATCGTTTACTTCTAAATTAGCTGCCTTTGCTGTTAATTGTGATATTTTCTTTGTTGCCATTTTTTATCTTTCGTATTTTGTTTGTCCGAACCATGAGTTATCGTAAGCTAAACCGAAGCCTCCCCAGTTTACACTTAAATCTTCTGTTATTGCAGTACCATCTGCTTCATCTAATAGTAGGAATCCGTTGTTCTCATCTACTATATTATCACCATCATCTGACTGCTTACCGAATCCAACTAGATTATATACTGCTTCCCCCCACATAATTAATTAACCTTTTTATTGTCTTTTTGTTGCATTAACTTAATTGCGTATTCTTGCAATTTCTTGACGTCTTTTTCTTTCATTTTGTATTTACTTCTCATATATACCAACCTCCGATATTTGTGTTACTAATAGGATAAACATCTGCGCCTGAATTAGTGTTATATTCAGGAAATGAACTTTGATTATAAGTCATATAATCTACAAATCTTTGTGAGTAGTTTTCAGCTATTATCCTTTGCTTTTCTACTAAGAAATCAATCTCATTCTTTTGCACCGTTTCACTATTCTCTGAACTATGTTTATAAACTCCTTTATTAGCTACCGTATAAGCACTGAATGGTAAATATTCAACTAATCCCCAATGAATAAGCATCGGTTTCACATAAGTAGTTAAAAGACTCAAATAAACACCTGACAAAGTACCTGCTTCGATATCTGTTTTTAACTTGTTTAGTAAATCAGTACCTAAGTAATTCTGTATGTGAATATCCTGTGCAATCTTTACAAATTGAATAAATTTATCACTATCTGTATTTGCATCTAATACAGTATATTTAACAATGTCACTTCTTTCTATTAATAATACTTCTGCCATTATTTAACGTCTTTTGGTAAATTCTTATTGTTAGGACTAAAACCTTTTAAAGGTAAGTTATTAGGATATACAGATACCTCAAATGGATTCGTAACCTTAAAACCTTTTATCTCTGCTGCTCTAGTTCCTATTTCTTTCCATTCTGGATTATCTTCGTTTAAGTCTACCATCATTGTAACTCTTTGCCATTTATGGTGACATCTAGCACCTCCTTTATATTTGAAAATACTATATTTATCTTTTCCGAACTCGCCAAATCCGGGATTGACTTCCATAAATTCCATCTTATCAATATCTTCTTTACGGTACAATTTACCTGCATTCATCATAGCCTTACAAAAACCTCTTTCAGGATTCTTATTTCCTGTGTATTTGTATCTAACTTTGAAGAATTTATCCTTAACTTGTTTGTCTTGTGAACTCCTTGCTGTTGGTCTTGCAGTTCCAGTACTTACAAAGTTCCAAACCTTAGACATTAGAGTAGGTTCTTTTTTAGTTAACTCTGCTTCTAGTTCTTCTAAATAAGCATTTAATACCTCTTCATCTTCTACTTCTTCAACATCTCTTTCGTCAATTACAACATATCCTTTTGGAATATCCTCCCCTATCTCATTTAAGTATTCTTCTAGGTTAAATTGTTTAGATAATTGTGTAGGCTCTTCTGACTTCTCACCCTCAAATGGATTTAAAGTTTTAAAATAAAGATCTAATGCAATACCGTTATACTCTAATATAGTATCAAAAGCATCTAGTAACATTTCTTGAAATGGTTTAATTACCATGTTGTCAAATAGATTAAAAGAGTTTTGTAACTCATCAGCATTTGAACTAAAACCAGTTGATGTTGCAATACCAAATATTAAAGGACTTGTAACCGAATGTGATAGCATTATTTTACGCATACATTCCTCACTAAGATAGCTGTACTGCTCTGCTGCATCATTTAAAGGTATATCATCAATAGTAGTAGCACTATCTTTATCATCGTTAAATGAAACTATTACTTTCTGTCCTTTACTACCTGTTAACTTCTGAATAACTTTAGACTGTATATAGGCTTGTTGCTCTTCAGTAGGCTTGGAATTATTGAAGTTAATTAGCTTAGTCCCACTAAAAGACCCTTGCACCTCACAAATCAAGTAATCTGCAATCTCTTCTTCTAATAATGTGTAATCAACACCTCCTTGATAATCAACATGAGCAAAGTATTTCATTCCTGCCGAATAAGGTTGTATATATAATACCTCAACTGCTTCATTTGAAGTACCGAACGCAGGTATTCTTTTAGGCTCGTAGTTTCTTACATCATTCCAATTATCACTAAAATAGTATGCTTCAATATCTCCATCTTCATTACACTTTTCAGGTGCTAACAAATTAACTGGAATGTGATACGCTTTTTTAACTTGCTTTCTATCTTTAGAATAATGTACTTGAATAGCACATTTACCGAATAGTTTCAAATCTAAACATAATTGTTTAACATCTTTTTTTCCAAAGATTGACATTAATGTAGCATACTCGTTAGGTTTTCTTTGAGCATCTTTTGCACTTAACCCTTTACCATACATTAACCTAACAATAGAATTAATAATGCTGTTGTTAGTAGCACTATTCTTGTATCTATTCATTAAGTAATCAAAGTAACTGTTTTCGTCTCCCCACGTTACCCAGTCTTTTCTTTTGTCCTCGATTATTTCAGGTCTTTTATGCTCTGCTAGATTAAAAATCTTTAAATTATCCATTATAAGTAAATAAAGTCGTTATTACTATTCTTTTGTTGATATACTCCATCGTTAACTGAATAATCATTTGTTTGGTCTGTACAAAACACTTTAGCATAATGTAGCAATTCAGTTGTTCCAGTATATCCGTTTATTTCTATTTTATCATTTTGGCTAGTTAGAATGAAACTAAAATCATTTGCTTGTAAATAACCATCATTGTCGTAGTTCTGTAACTTTAATGTGTAGAACCTACCCTCTTTTAATCCGAATGTAGCAGTTAAAGTATCGTAATAATCACCACTTGTATAAGATTCTATTGCAATACTTTCAGTTGTATTAGTTTCCTCATCAGTTAAAAGCAATACAGTAGGCACTTTATTACCTCTAGTAATTACGTTCAAACTTTGTGAACTTGTAGATGTTGTTAATACTATCATACATAATAAACCTTAAATGGTTAATTTTGTTTCTAAATAAAAAAAGGTAGACTAAATTAATAGCCTACCTCCTAAAGGTTTCTTTATTACTTACTATGAAGTTACAATAGTAGCATCAACTGCTGAAGTAGCAAACAAAGTAGCTAAAGCAGCTTCAGTTGTACAGTCTAAGTGATTAGCAGGTGTTTTTTCAGCACCAGTGAAAGTCAATTTGTAACCTGAGTACTCACCCAATGAAGCACCATTCTCAATAGTACCACCAGTTACGTCCATACCTCTTAACAATCCTGCTATGAAATATTGACCGTTGTTAGTTTCAACAACAATGTGAGGACGTCCGTAAGAAAGTAACTTAATGTTTTTAGTAGTAGCAACATCTTGATTCTTTAATTCAAGTGTTAATACTTGTTCAAAGAATGTAGTTCCATTCTCACGTGAACTATTAATATTTTGTACAAATGTTGAATTTCCTTTTAACTCATATTTGTAAAGTGAACTAATACCTGTAATCGCTGTAATTAAATCAGTATCTGTTCCATCGTAGGTAATATCAGCAGCTTCGATATCAAAGTTAGCAAAGTAAACGTTTTTTAATCCTCCAATCGAATCCTTACATGGTTCTACTCTGCCGTTGGCTAGTAAACAACTCATTTCTTTTTATTTTAATGTTATACAAAAAAAGGGAAGGCACTTTACCTCCCCTCTTTAATTAATTATTCTAATTATTAATTTGCGCTGTTAGTGATTCCGTAAGTTACGATATCTGTAACGTTACCGT